CTTTATTTGATGGCTAAAGATATTTGTAAGACTTTTGACGACAAAAGTTATGATTGGGCATCTAACAATTCGCCTAATTCTGCAGTTGTTGGTATTGAAGATAAATCTGAAAAAGATATTTTTTAAGCCATGCACAAAAAATTGTTTACGCTTTTTGCGGGTGACAACACTCGCTACCTTAAGTCCTTGCTTACCGGCAAGGACGACGAGAGGGGCAAAAAGGGTACAGACTATCAAACGGTCCACGAACCACTGACACCTGAACTATGGCGAGAGCATTTAGACGGTAAGATTCGTATAGGCTTAAAACCAGAGTTAGAGGGTAAGTGCGTTTGGGGCTGTATTGATGTTGATCCACATAGTTACACGTCTTTCTCAGCTAAAAAATATGTAGACATTATAAAAAAATTTAATCTTCCTTTAGTAGCAGTTAAATCTAAATCAGGGGGATTACATATTTTTGTATTTTTTACAGATTGGGCGGATGCAAACAAAGTATCAAAAGTATTATCAAAAATTAATAATGAATATTTTCAAGCACAGGAAGTATTTCCGTGTAACAAAATGCTCAATATGCCTTACAACGATCAAGAAGCAACTATGGAGCATGCCTACGATGATAATAATAGAGCGTTGTTGGTTGGTCGTTTTTTAAAATTTGTTGAACAAAAAAAAATAACACCTGAAGATTTTTATAATTTTAAGATACAAGAATATGATGTTGAAACGGAGTGGCGACATTACCCGCCATGTGCTCAAAAACTCATTCAAGAAGGTTGGGCAGGTAATAATAGAAATAATTATCTTTTTAATATATTAGTCTTAGAGGGTAAAAAAAATGCTGCAATTAATATCCAACAAATGCAGGACTTAGGTTTACAAAGAAATAATCAAATATTTACAAATCCTTTAGGTCAAAACGAAGTGATAAATTTATGTAAATCAGTGCATAAAGGTGGTTATGATTATCAATGCCCACCGAAACATCCGGAGCTACAACCAATATGTAATAAAGAATTATGTCAACAAAGACGATTAGGTATTGGCGCAGCTGTGCCAGAAATAATAGATGACTTTGATGAAGTTACTTTTGTTAAAGGTATTAAAACTATGGAATACAACTTTAAATTTAGAGGCAAGGATATTACGGTAACACCAGAAGACATTAAAGATCAAAAATCATTTAAGGTTAGGCTTGCTTACGAGCAAATATATTGGATGGAATTAAAGCCCTCAAGAAAAGGACCAAATCCATTTGATTTATTAATGCAAAGATTAGTAGAAAGCGCAATAGAAGATAAAAGACATTTATATCAAGATACTGTAGAAGAAAAAAAATACGGATTACTTAAAGATTTTTTTGAGGCACACATAGAACAAGATAAATTTGATAAATTAAAGGACAACTATGTTGTTATAGATTCTAAAACTAACATGTGTTATTTCAAAAAAGAAACATTAGAAAAGTTTTTAGCAAAAAAGAATAATGGGTTATTTAAAAGTGCATCACAGGCTTTAAAAATGCTTGGTTGCACGCATAATGACTATTTGACTGGTCAACCTCATGTGCCAAAATCAGATAAAAGAAATATATGGTCAGTGGAGATGCCTGAATTTGTAAGTTACAGAAAAGCAAAACCAATAATTAAAGATACTATTAGTGAAATGGATGAAGCATACCATGACAAATTTAGAAAACCTGAAAACAAAAAATCTACATAGAAAAACTATTAAGATTTTTGGTCCCCCAGGGACGGGTAAAACTTACACTCTAATAGAAAGAGTATTAAAAGGATACTTAAATAGAGGCATACATCCAAATGATATAGCTTTTATATCTTTTACCAACAAAGCTGTTAACACCGCGATAGAAAGAGCGATTAAAGCTTTTCCAAATTTTGATGTAGAAGATTTTGCAAGATTTAAAACCTTACATAAATATTGTCGGCAATACTTTGATGAAGAGGTGTTTGATCCAAAGAATTGTATGTTGGATTATGCCTTGAACGCTAACATTATTAAAAGTTCTGATGAAAGATTAGCCGATGACAATTATATGTATAAAGATTGGTCGCTAGGTGTGTATGATAAAGCACGCAATATGATGCTCGACCCAGAGTTAGTTTGGAAGCTAGAGTCATATCAAAAAGATTCGTTAGATGTTTATTTTAGAAAGATTGCAACTTATGAACATTATAAAAAAAATTCTTTTATAGATTTTACTGACATGATTATGAGAGCGATTGATGAAGTAAACTTTCCACCATTAAAAGTATTGATACTAGATGAAGCACAAGACTTTACTCCATTGCAATGGTCAGTTATTTATAAAATGGTTGACAATGTTGACCGTATTTATTTAGCGGGGGATGATGATCAAGGTATCTATCGTTGGAACGGTGCAGATCCAAAATATTTTACAACATACTTTCCTGGTCGAAAAGTTATTTTAAGAAAGACTAGGAGGTTTGGTAAAGAAATACATGATTTTTCACAAGTTATAAGAAGTGGTATACTAGACAGCGTTGAAAAAGAATATGATCATGAAGACAAAGACGGAATTGTAAAAAGATATTTAAATTTTAATGAGATACCAATTGGAGAAATACCAGGCACTTGGTACATACTTGGAAGAGTTAACACAGTGGTAAATGAGTTAAGAGGTTTTGCAAAAAATTCAGGTTTATACTATTCGGATAACAAAGGCAATAAGTCTTTTGATAAACGACAATGGAACGCTATAAAAACTTGGACTAAACTCAGTAATAAAAAATCAATTACCAATAAAGAAGCAGAACATATGTACAAATACATAAGAGAATTAAAAGATGCTGATTTTCGTACACAAAAGTTTTGGCTAAAGACTGATAATTACACTGAACTATCTTTTGAAGACTTAGTAGATTTTTGTGGTCTTGATTTAAAACCAGAAGATCAATTTTTACCGTGGTTTGATATTTTAAAAAGAAATTTTAAAGAACCACAAGTTTTATATTTTAAAAGAATCTTACAACGTTACGGCCAGTCATCATTAGATGCTGAACCTGACATCATTATAGACACAATACATTCAGTTAAAGGAGGCGAAGCAAACAATGTGTTGTTATGTTCTAAAGGAAACTATCCGTCTTCATATGCACATAAAAATGTAGATGAGCGATCTGATGAGAGGAGAGTTTTTTATACAGGAGTTACTAGAGCAAGAGATACTTTGCACATTTTATCAACGGATTACCGATATAATTACCCTATAGGCGAAGATTATTTTGTCTATATACAGGAGAAAAAAGATGTCTAACCTACAGTTGTCATTTAGCTTTAAAAAGAATATTTGGTCTGCGCCAAGTGAATACAAGGATCTATCACAATATGATGAGATAGCCATTGATTTAGAAACAAGAGACGAGGGTTTAAATGCAGGGCTCGGTGCAGGTTGGGCCACGAACCACGGTGAAGTTATTGGTTTTGCCGTAGCAGTAGAAGGGTGGCAGGGTTACTTTCCTTTCGCGCATTTTGGTGGTGGTAACTTAATCAAAGAACAAGTGATTAAATATATGAAGGATGTGTGTTCCTTACCTGCTAGAAAAATATTTCATAACGCGCAATACGACGTCGGGTGGCTATGGTCAATGGGTATTGAAGTAAAAGGTGAGATCGTAGACACCATGATTATTGGTGCTTTGTTAGATGAAAATCGTTTTAGCCAAAGTTTAAATGCACTGGCAAAAGAATATTTAGGAGAGCTTAAAGCAGAAACAGAACTGGTTGAGGCTGCACAGCAACATGGGGTAGATCCAAAAGGTGAGATGTGGAAGTTACCAGCAGAGCATGTTGGCTTTTATGCGGAACAAGACGCACGGCTCACGTTTCAGTTGTATCAAAGATTTAAACCGGAACTATACAATCAGAACTTAGAAACAATTTGGGAATTGGAAAAAAAATTGTTGCCAATCACGATAAAGATGAGAGCACAAGGTATTCGTGTAGACACGGAAAAGTGTACAAAATTACAAACTGATTTTAAGAAACAAGAAAAAACTTTACTTAGTAAGATTAAAAAATTAGTAGGTCAAGACGTGGATATCTGGGCAGCACGTCAAATTGGTCATGCTTTCGATAGGTTAGGGATTGACTACCCACGAACCAAAACTGATGAACCAAGCTTTACGCAAAATTGGTTAAGTAATAGTGAACACGAGATAAGTAAATATATAGTCCAGGCAAGAGAAATAAATAAGTTTCATAATACATTTTTAAACTCAATCATAAAGTTTGAACACAAGGGTCGTATACACGCAGAAATTAGACAGATTAAAAATGATCGAGGCGGCACGATAAGTGGTCGTTTATCAATGTCACATCCAAACCTGCAACAACTACCGGCAAGATCAAAAGAATTTGGTCCGTTGATAAGGGGTTTATTTTTACCAGAAGAGGGTTGTCAGTGGGGTAGCTTTGATTACTCGCAACAAGAACCACGACTCGTGGTGCACTACGCTGCATCTATTGGTGAAGGCTATGAAGGATCTCAAGAACTGGTTGAAGCGTACGCCAACGCTGATGCTGACTTTCATCAAACAGTGGCAGATCTAATCGGTATTGAGCGTAAACAGGCCAAAACTATTGGATTAGGACTAATGTATGGCATGGGTAAGAATAAATTAGCCACGATGTTGGGGGTAGATACTGATGAAGCACACAATTTAATAGGTAAATACAACACCAAGGCGCCATTTGTAAAAGCTTTATCTGATAAATGTATGCAGAAAGCGTCCTCAGAGGGCGTAATTCGCACAAAATTGGGCCGTAAATGTCGTTTTGATATGTGGGAACCAAAAGATTTCGGAATACACACAGCGGAGCGATTTGAAAATGCTTCAGCTAAATACGGTGCTGATAACATAAAGCGTGCTTTTACTTACAAAGCACTCAATCGTTTAATCCAGGGCAGTGCAGCAGATCAAACCAAACAAGCAGTCGTTGATTGTTACACAAAAGGTTATTTACCTATGCTGCAAATACATGATGAACTATGTTTTAGTATACAAGATGATAAAGATGTCAAAATCATCAAAGAAACCATGGAAAAATGTATTGAATTAAAAGTTCCAAGTTTGGTAGATGTAGCTTTAGGAAAAGATTTTGGGCAAGCCTTATAAATTAGTTGACATATCCCATGAATTATCAGATAATTGATATTACTTGATGAGCGTGGATTTGAATTCCGCTAATTAAAGTAAATTATGTAAGGTAGTAAGTGAAAGCGTATAGACGGAAACGCGACTTACCTAAGCTGCAAATG